GATTCATCTCAATTAAATGAAGCATTTAATCCATTTCTAGATACTGAAGAAGGTGGGTATATGAGAGTATACATTGATGATGTTGTTGAAGATAGTATGGGTGAACCTGAATCGTTAGATTTAGAATATCGTTCTGATTTTGATATAGCTTTTGATTTAGCACTAGCTAAACTTAAAAAAGATCATCCTGAATTAGACTTTAATCTTATAGTACAGAATAAAGAATCTTTCTTTTAAAAAAACAACATATTTATAACAAAATAAACAAACAAATCAAAACAAAATGGACAATTTCGATTTAAGAAAATTCGTTAGTGAGAAAACATTACTAAACGAAAGCGCACCTGGATATGACACTAGAAAATTTGGTGAATCTTTACCAACTATGGAAAGTGTAAAAGCAGCATACGAAGCTAAAAATGACATTAAAGAAGATGTATCTAAAGCAAAAGAATTAGCTGATAAAGTATTAACTGTTGCTTCAGAAGGAATTAAGGATCTTAATGGTTCTGAACTTATGGAATTTAGAGCATTAATAGCACAATCCTTCGATATGAAAGACGAAGCTAAAAAAGAAGAAGATGAAATGTAATTGCACTGAATGCAACTGTGGAAAATCATGTGATTGTCCTTGTTGCGATTGTTAAAAACAAAAACATACAGCCTGATTCATAGCCAGGCGCTCTAACAAGAGAAAAAATTATGACAGCTGTGGCGTCTCTTATTTGGAGACGCCACTTTTTATTCGTATATTTAAACCATAAATAAAAGTCAATACATGGAATATAAAAACAAAATTGTAATAGTAGGAGCAGGAGTAGCAGGTGTAAATGCTGCTACAAAATTAGTAGACAATGGCTACCCAGGTGAATTAATCACTATAATTGATATGGGGAAATCTCCATATGAAAGAAAACCTGAAGAAGTTATGACAGGTTTCTTAGGTGCAGGTGGATGGAGTGATGGTAAACTTACCTACCATACAGCAATTGGAGGACATTTATCCAAATATTGTGGTGAAGAAAAAGCAATGGAATTGATGGATCAGGTAATCACTAATTTTAAACGTTTTCACCCTAAACCAGAAGAAGTACAATGTTCAAATCCTGAAGCTGAACCAGATTTTATTAAACCATATTTTGGTTTACGTTTATTTCCTGTTTGGCACGTTGGTACTGATTATTTACATGAAATTGGTAAAAATTGGTACGATTATTTAGTGTCTAAAGGTGTTAAATTTGAATGGGAAGCTAAAGTAACTGCAATTGATTTCGAAAACCAAACAGGAACTGTAACAGTACCACAATCTGATTTAGAACATTCATTTGAATATGACCGCCTAATATTTGGTGTAGGTAAATCAGGTATTGACTTTGGTAAACAATTAGCTGAAAAATATTATCTACCAACAGAACCAAAACCAGTACAAATAGGTGTTAGATTTGAAGCACCACAACATCACTTCCAAAAATTAATAGATGTTTCATATGATTTTAAATTATATAGAAAATTTGAAGATAAAGGTGTTTCATTGCGTTCGTTTTGTACAAACAACAATGCTGCTTATGTTGCTGTAGAAGAAACATATGGAGATCATAGTTACAATGGTCACGCTAAAAAAGATGAAGCCTATCGAAACGATATGACTAATTTTGGTATTTTGATGGAAATACAAGGTATTGATGATCCTTTTACTTGGTCAAGAGAATTGGTAGAAAAAGTTCAAGCTCATGGAACAGGTTTATATTACAGCCCATCTCGTAAACCATCCACTACTTCTGAAGGTGATAATGTATCTGCACATCAAATAGATTGGATGGGATTACAAGTAGTAGCTGAACATTTTCAAGGATATTTTGAATATATTTCAGATTTTATCGCTGATATGAAAAAAGTATTTCCAACATTAGAAGATGATTGGGGAATTTATATACCTGAAGTAAAATATCTTAGTCCTGAACCACTTGTTAACTATTCAGATTTATCTCTTGTAACATACCCAAATGTTCATTTTGTAGGAGATGCTTTATCTGCTCGTGGTATTACAGTTTCAGGTGCACAAGGTACATATGTTGCTGAAGATATACTTGGAGAATAAAAATAGATTTCATATATTACATCTAAATAAAAACTAAGTTATGAAAATAGGATTATGTGGTACAATGAGTGTAGGCAAAACTACACTAGTAAATGCTCTTAAAGAACTCCCAGAATTTAAAGACTATATTACTAGAACAGAGCGTTCTAAAGAACTAATGGCAATGGGAATTCCATTAAATACTGATTCAACATTAAAAGGACAAACAGTATTTTTAGCTGAACGTGCTGGAGAATTAATGATAGAAAACATTATCACAGATCGTACTGTTATAGATGTTATGGCTTTTACTCAAGCTTCAAAATCTATAAATTATGTAGATAAAGAAGATTTTATTAATCATGCTAAAAACCTCATTTCAGAATATGATCATATATTTTATGTATCTCCTGAAGGTGTAGAAATAGAGAACAATGGTGTTAGGGAAACTGATGCTGAATATAGAGATTTAATTGATTTTATAATTAAAAGTACAATTAATCGTTATAATCATAGAATTAAAAATCTACATAGAATATCAGGAAGCACTGAAGAACGTATAAAACTTATTCAACAAGCAATTTCTTTATGATATTTATAACAAAAATTTAATCATGAAAAAATCTGAATTCAAATCATACCTTAAAGAAGAAATTTTTGAAATTCTATCTGAAGAAACCGCTCAAGATATTGAAGCTAAAACACAAGCTCAAGCTGAATTAAACAAAGAATTAGAAAAAACTAAAGAGCTAATGAAGGAAAATGTTAGCCAAGAGGTAATTAATAAAGTAAGTAGATTTGTAACTTCACTTGCCAATTATTATGACTATTCAGAACAAGATGCTGTATATGCTATTATGCAAGCCCTTAGAGCTCATGGTGCTGGTTTCCAAGTAAATGAAGAAGAAATGGATGATGAGGAAATGGATAAACAAGCATCATCTGCAGCCCAAAAAGGAGATTCTATTTCTAAAGCAGCGAGCAAATTAGGTGAAATTACAAGAGAAATGAAATCTGTAGTTAACCAATATAAAAAATCTGAAGAACCAGAAAAATCAAAACATTTAGCTCGTCTAAAAGAACTTACAAAAATTAAAAAAGAACTTGAAGCACTTCTTTAACAATATCCAAACTTTACTCATTGTAGTATTAGTAATTATAATTGTATTTCTTCGTTCTTGTAGTGGACGAGGTGCTGTTGAACCTGAAATTATAACTAAGATTGAAATCAAGTATGATACAATCGAAACCATAAAGGAAACTTATGTTCCTAAATGGAAAACTAAAGTTGTAACCGAAATTGTAACTGAAATCATCACTGAAACAGATACATTTCAACAACCAATAGACACCTTAGCTATATTACAGGATTATTATACTAAATATTTTTATCAAGATACAATTGAAATTGATACTATTGGGTATGCTGTTGTAAATGATACTATAACAAAGAATAGTATATTTTCTAGAGATGTTAAAACTAGTATTGTTTATCCAACAACAACCATCACTAATGAAATATACCTAAACAAACTAGAATTTTATACTGGTATAGGAATAGTTGGAGGTTTAAAACAACTTAATTATATTGGTGGAGAAATATTGTTGAAAACAAGAAAACGAACAATGTATGGTCTAGGATTAGGAATAGACCAATCTTTACAACCTGCTTTATCAGGCAGAATGTATTGGAAAATAGGTAAAAAGTGAATAAGGATTTAAAAAATATAATCAGGCAAGAATATATTAAATGTGCGCAGGACCCTGCTCACTTTATGAAAAAATATTGCCATATTCAACACCCACAACGTGGTCGTGTTATTTTTAACCTATACCCATTCCAAGAAAAAGTTCTACATTTATTACAAGATAACCCATATTCAATTATCTTAAAATCAAGACAATTAGGTATATCTACTTTATCTGCAGGTTATTCTTTATGGATGATGTTATTCCAAAAAGATAAAAATATACTCTGTATAGCGACAAAACAAGAAACAGCTCGTAATATGGTTACGAAGGTAAAATTTATGTATGATAACTTACCTTCATGGCTTAAAATTGAAGCTGATGAAAATAACAAATTATCTCTTAGATTAAGTAATGGTTCACAAATTAAAGCTACATCTGCTTCAAGTGATGCTGGTAGATCTGAAGCTGTATCATTACTAATAATTGATGAGGCTGCATTTATTGACCAAATTGGAGAAATTTGGGCTTCAGCTCAACAAACCCTAGCTACAGGT